GCTGGCCATGACCGGGGTGTTTGCCGGAGCGGTAGGCATGCCCCTCTACAGCACCATCACGATGGTTACGGACCTTGTGATCAAAGCCATGGACGACGAGGAAGAAGAGGCTGAACGCCTCGCTGACGACCCCTTCTACGGCGCGAGCGCTGACCTGCGCTTCCGTTACCGCGTCCTGCCAAACCTGTTCGGCGACAACTCCGTGGAACTGGGGGGTCGTAAAATCCCCCTCAGCGATGTTGTGCGCGATGGTCTGGTGCCTACCCTTACGGATGCGGGCATTGGCTCGCGGGCCTCGCTCGACGGTATCTGGTTCCGCCCCGGTCAAGGGGACTCCACCCCGTCCGTTATCCTCAACACCATTGCAGCCAACCTGCCCGGCGCATCGTTCGTGACCAACTTCGGGCGTGGCTACGACCTGATCAACCAAGGGGAAGTGGAGAAAGGGTTGGAAGCCATGCTCCCGGCAGGCGCGCGCAACTTGCTGCGCGCTACGCGCTTCAGCGAAGAAGGTATCACCACGAACCGAGGGGACCCTATTCTGGAGCCCGACGAGTTCACCGACGCCAACTTCCTCGCGCAGGTGCTGGGCCTCCCCGTGCAGCGTATCGCTGGCCGTATGGACGCCGGGCGTAAGGTCAAGGCGCGTAGCGTGCAGCTTGGTAAAGACCGCCAAGCCCTCCTACGCCGGTTCAACAAGCTGGGGCGCGACCCGCAAGTCACAGATGAACAACTGGACAAGCTGGGCGCAGACATGCGCCAGTTTAACGCTACCGTTAGTGGCGTGCCCAAACTGCTCATCGACGCAGACGCGCTGAACCGCTCTTGGAAAAGTTTCGAAGGACGCCCGGTGGCGGACGGCTACGTGCTGGACCCGCGCCTTGGACCCTACGAGCTTGAAGTGCTGCGGGACGCAAGCTCACCGGAATAAAAAGACCCCCGTGTCGGGGGGACACGGGGGCCAAGCGGGGCGCGAGAGGCATCGCGCGCGCAGGAGGGGAGCAACCACCCTCAATGCGGACTCTATCAAGTTCTCCAGATGCGTAAACCCTGCACGCTGTCTTCGACCACTATTTTTGCGAAGACGTATATTTTGCGCCGTGTGAGAAGTTCTCTGATCTGCTTACGCACTGCTGCACAGTTCACGCACGGGATGAAGATAGACTGCCCCGGCTTGAACTTTTCCCAGTTTACCCGGTAGTCAACTTTCTCCACCAGCATCGGTGTCCTCGGTAGCGGCCATACCACGCATGTCCATGAAGCCCTGCGCGGCGGTGTTGAAGACCAGCACATGCGAGGGCGCGGAGGCGAGCTTCATACCAGACGAGAGCCGCTTGGTCGCGGTGCCAAGGAACACCCCCATAGAGGTAAGGACTTTCAGGGTATCCCGGTAATTGATCTGGTACTTCACGCAGTCAGTCTTGAACGCACCCGCAGTAAAGTAGAGCCGCTGCACGTCGGGCTCGAAGCGGATCAGTAGCTCCCCCTTGGGCTCGCGGCTGGGGAGCGTGGCCATGTTCGACTTGGGGTCCTTCTCGGCGTTGACCACCAGAATGTTCTGCAGGTTACGGTTCATGTATTCCGCGAGGACGGAGACCGGGTCGCTAAGCGCGGGCGGGAGGGTCACTTGCTCCCGCATGGACAGAAACGCCTTGCAGGCAAAGGCGTAGATCGCGCGGATATCCCAGTCCAGCAGCCCGAGCTTTTTGGCAATCAGACCCCCCGCGATATTGCATGCAACCTCTGCCGCCCAGAACCGTTCACTCTTGGTAACTCGCAGCTCTTTAGCCAGCCGCTCCTGCATCCCCTGCAGCGTGGCGAGGGCGCTGTCTTTGTTGTTGACGAGGAACTCGGCGTAAATCACGCCTGCGTGGCCATAGTTGTCTAGCAGCTGATGGTCGAACATCGCTCTGCCGAGCTCTGCGTCGATGGCATCGACGGGGCCGATCTTGTACTCGAAGATACGCATGAGTTCCCCCGAAGGGTTGGTCTTGATCGAGTAGAGCTTCTCAACAAAAGACGCGTTGGAACTGCACAGGCCGATGGTCTGCCACGTCGTGGTGTTGGTGCGCATCTCGTTCACAGACTGCTTCATGCGGTCTTTGCCGCGCCCCTGTGTCAGCCCGTAGAGGAAGTCCGAGAACTCCTGCGCCGTCGTGTTGGTGATTTCGTCGAACGTGCAGGGGAGGTTGTTGTTCATACCCATGCGCTGCACTTTGGCGTTCATGGTGTCTGCCTGCGTCAGGCAGAGGCCCACAGGGGAGCCGTAGACGCTGTTACACATAAGCAAGGTGGTCGTCTTGCCGGTGCCCGACTCTGGGTGCACCACGTTGATAGCCGCGCCACTAAGACCAGTGAACTTGAACAGCGGAGCGCCAAACGCCGTCAGCGCGGCGAAGGCATGGGGCTCGAGCCCCTTGCGCCCGTAGAGGTTAAAGACCTCCTTCCACTTCTCCAGTGTGCCTTTGACCTGCATCTTCGCTGCGAGGTTTTCGGTGACTGACGAGGGCGGGCTCGAGAAGACACCGTCCGTTGTGTATTCCTTGTCGCCCAGAACGAAACCTTTGTCGTCCTCGGTCCAGCCCATTTGCTGCCGCATTTTCTCTACCTTCTGCGTGGTTTGAAGTTCTCTAACGGAGTTCATGACGTAGTCTACGATCAAGTCGAAGCGCTTCTTGGTCGTCATAACCCCGTAGGAAGCCAGTACTTTTCGGAGCTCATTGCCGTCCATGACGTCGGCGTTTGAGAGGGTGAACTCTTTCAGGCCGTCTAGCGGCATGTGGATGTGGATGATGACGACGTCGCGTTTAACCGGGTCGTTCATGCGCTTCAGGACGTAGATCGGGTACTCATAGACAAGCGTAGGCTCTTCTTCGTCCTTCGACGTTCCCCGCCACACGCTGTAGTCCTTGCCCCACTGGTACGGAAAAGGGGGCTTGGGGTATCTCCCCGGCAGTGGTGCGGGTTCTTCGTCGTCCTCGTCCGTCTCGAACTCGGGGTCGTCCTCAGGCTCTTCCGGTTCCGCCACCACGCGGCCCAGCGCCATAGGGTTCGTGATTTTGCCCCAGTGCGGGCAGCCTTCGCAGCCGCCGGGGTTGGTGTTAGCGAACACCGCGCAAGAGTGCGGCCCCCCGATGTGCTGGATTTTACGCTCGGTGGTGTCGGGGTCGTAGCCGGGGTAACCCTCGGACATCTTGTGGATCGCGCTGTCGCGGTCAGAGCAGAACTTGGCGATAGAGAGCGCGTTGAACCAACGTGGCTCTTCCAGTGTCTCCCGGTTCTCGTAGCAGTCCCGGAGTTGGTTGCACCCCGTGCCCGACATGCTGCGCCGCATGATCTTGGCGAAGCTGGTGTCGCTGCTCTTCTGTAGCATCTGCGCTAGTGGTGAGAGCTCCCGCCCTTCTTTTCTCGTCAGCGCCGTGCGCGGTGCGACGTAGGGGGTTGTCGGTTCCCCCAGAAGTTCCTTGAACTCTGCTAGGTCTACGGCAGCGGAGTAGGCGATAACCTCCACGGGCAGGGGCTCGTCGCCCTTGTGGTTGAAGGTGCCGGGCACGCGCAATATGCGAGCCACTTCGAAGATCGCCGGGTCAACGTAGAACGCACGCTCTACACAGAGCTCCCGCAGGCGGGCCGCTACGGGTTCCCACTCTTCACGGGTTACAGCTTCGGTGAGCGGCCAGTATGCGTGCACCCCGCGCCCTGAGTTAACCAAGGTCGGGCGGGGCAGATGCAAGTCGGTGCAGAAACTGCGCAGGGCAGAGATAGCGGTGGTCTGGTCTTCATACCCCGCAGGGCGACCAGTCTTGGGGTTAGGCACGGCTTTGCTGGGGCCGCAGTCGATATCGAGCCACACGGCCTTGAGGCTCTGGACGTTTTCCTTGGTGCGGTTCTCGTCGGTCTTGAACTTCGCCACGCCGAAGAAGACGTCGCGGTTAGCGGCTACGTGCTTGGCTATAAGGGCGTCGGCTTCCTCGCGCGTCTCGACAAACGACTGCCGAACTGCACCGTCCTTGATACCGACGATGGCAAACCACCCGCCCGGGGGCTGCACTGCGCTGAGGAGGTCTTTATCAGTCATGGGTGCCCACATACGCGAGGGGACCCCGCGCATTTACCAGAGGGATAAGGCATGAGCCTTAACGCAGAAGGACGATGTAGTTCTCAATAGTGGGGAGGAACCGACGCTGCGGGGCCGTAACCCCGCAGAACCAGTTGTACAAAGTCTGCCTGCTTACCCCCAGAGCGCGTGCAACGTCGGTTACCGGAACATCGCGTTTGATGCACAGTTGGCCGAGTTGCACGCCGAGACTGTCGGGGTCTGCAGCTGTGTTATGAGCACAGAGGCGCAGGCTATACCCACGATAGCCGGTTGGGCTAGTCATCATCACCCCACGCCGAGATTGCCGCTTGCAGCTTCGACTTGGTCGGAACTTCTTCAGCATCCTCGACATCATACACGCGCTTGCGCTTGGTCGGCGGGGCCACTTCCTCTTCTTCATCCGGCTCGTCTGTGAACACCGGCTTGGCCTTGGCCTTCGGTGCGGGCGCAGCTTCGGCTTCCACCTTGGGCTTACGCCCTGCCGTGTCCGCCTCGAACGCAGTAATCACCGTGTAGCTGACAGCCTCGGGACGCTGGCGCGCCTCCGCAACAAGTTCGATTTCCTCGTCGGTCAGTTCCCGCGTAGGGGAGAACTGCAGCTCCATCGTCTCGGCTTCGTCGTTGTAGGCCACCTTGGTAACCACTTCGTCGAGCGAGAAGCTGTTGGCAGCGAGATACTTGTAGTAGCTCTCGAAGGGGTGGACGTTACCCACGCCCTTGCCGAACAGAGACTTGGCCGGGACGTTGAACTGATACAGGTCGCCAGCCGGATCACCGGGCACCACAACAGCCAGACGGCGCTGATAGCGGCAGGCGCGGCCCTTACCCTTGGTGCCGGAGCCCACCACGTTTTGCGGGCAGGTAGCGCAGGACTTGCCCTGCTTGTTCTTGGCACCGTCATCGGGCACGTCGCCAGCAATAGACCAGCAATCCGGAGCGGCGGGAGCCGCGTCGGGGTCGTACTCGTTGGCGTAGAAGACGCGCGACACCTTCTCTTGCGTGTTGACGATGATGATTTCCATCTCGCCCTTGATGGCCTTGCCGACGACTTCGCCGTTGACGATGCGCTTGAACGTGCCGTTGGTGTTCAGCTGGATGCGCCGGTTCGTAGTGGCCGACACCAGAGACTTAGCGAGCGGGCTGAGCTCGCGCTTGCGGTTCGAAGGGAGGGAACCGTTGTTGAAGATCGTAACTGCACCCATAGTGCTAGTACCTCTTATCGTGCCGAAGGACGGCGGACTGAAACGACGAACTTGCGGTCTGCCTGCAAGCCGGGGGGAGTAAGATCGGGTTCGTTCTCCAAGAACTGCTGCATCATGGTGTTGCTGATGCGCCGTTCGAGAAGCCACGGGGCGGCGTTGTCGTTGATGAACCGATACATGGACTCCCAATCACTAGTCCAGTAACGGCTGGTTACGCGGCGGCTAACAGTGCCTGCAGCGGTACGCATACTGTCGATGTTCTGCGCTGCACATATCTCAAGCAGGGCGGAGGAGAGCTCGTCAAGTTGCGCCTTGAGAGCGGCGATCTCCTCTTTATGGGTATCCTCCTTGTCGCTGATGGTGTCGCGGAGTTTAACGTAGGCAGCGACGATGCTGTCCACGGGTAGGTCTTCACTCATAGGGTTGCTCCTTCCTACGTCTGTAGTCGGCTTATTCTTTGACTTTGTCAAGCCCCGTCCACGAGGGACCGGTACAAATCCACAATCTTTATGTGGTTCGTGATGTTGCTCCGGAGCATGGCGTAAAGCTGCTCCTCAACGGGACTTCCCTGCACGTGAATAACGGTCATAGCGTTCTTCTGGCCCGGTCTGTCGATCCGGGCGTTGGCTTGCAGGTAGGTCTCCACGCTCGTCACTGGCGCATACCAGATGACGGTGTCTGCCGCTGTCAGGGTCAGACCATGCGCTGCCGCTTGCGGCTGCAGTATAAGCACTTTGGGGTCGGGGTTATTCTGGAAATCAGAGACGATCTTGCCGCGCTTGTTAACAGACACGCGCCCGTCGATGACTTCGTTGCTTATATTCTTGCCGTCTAGGTATTTCCTGAGCAGGTCGATAGTGTGCGTGAACGGCACGAACACCAGCACTTTATTGTCTGTCTCGTTGATGGCTTCTTCCACCACCTTGAGTCGGTTCGACACGTCGAACTCGATGACTTCGTGAGTGTCTGAATAGACTGCGCCACCAGAAATCTGCAGGAGCTTAAGGATGCGAGACGCGGCGTTGACCGCCGACACATGCTCGTTGTCCGCCTCGAACCGCAGTTGCCGGGAGAGGGTGTTGTAGTAGGCGCGCTGCTGTGGCGTGAGCGGAGCGTCCCGCTCGACGTGAGTTACCTCCGGCAGGTCCAGACAGTCTTTCTTCTCGAACCGAATAGCTGGCTGCAGGAGTTGGTGCACGAGGGTCTGCGAGTGCGGCTTAGGCACCCACTTGAACTGGGTCACCTTGTACATAACCTGATCGCGGAAAGCACCGAAGTAGCGCGGAGTGTTCACGGGGTTAACCAACTTGGCCAGCCCATAGGCGTCTACAGGAGACTGTGCAGCTGGCGTACCCGTAAGGAGCCACAAGCGCGACGCGTGTTTTGCGATGTCGCTGAATATCTTCCAGCGGGTGGTTGTGTGCGTCTTAAGGAAGGTAGCCTCGTCGGCCACGATCAAGTCGAACTTGCCAGCGATGAGCTCGTCCTTGACGACCTGCAGACCATCGAAGTTGATGATAACGAACTCCGCCCCGGCCTTG